ACGCCATTAACAGCGAGATAACGGTCTTTACCGATTCAGCCGGCAGAAAATGGACTCCTGAAACTTACAGCCGCATGGTTATTAAGAGCAATCAGCGCCGTGTGGCAACTGACATAATGATGGGAGCAGCCGACTCGATAGGGACTGATTTGATTGCAGTATCAAGCCACGCAGGAGCCCGGCCCCTATGCGCACTGGATCAAGGCAAGATTTACAGCCGATCCGGCACTTCGGAAAAATATCCGGCATGGTCAACCACTTCATACGGGCAGGCCGCCGGCCTATTGGGAATTAACTGCGGGCATATCGTCTACCCGTATACTGAGGGTATGCCGTGGCCATACGAGCCGACAGCGGACACCGATAAAAACGCAGAGCAATATGAGCAATCACAAGAGCAGCGCAAGATCGAACGTGCAATCAGAGACGCAAAGCGAAAGGCTTAATTATATGAGACATCCGGAGACACCGACAAGGCCGCGCAGTACAAGCAAAAAGTCAAAGAATATCAGCAGAAAATGAGAGACTTTATTGACGAGACCGGACGCACTCGGAGACGAGACAGGGAACAAATATACGGATAAAGGATATAGTAATGAGCGGGAAAAAAGCAAAACTTACGAGACGGCAGGCTCTCTCCAAAAAACTAAGGCAAGGGCACAAGAATTTACTTATAGCTGCGTGGAAAGACGCTCTTAACGCGCCATTATGGCAGCGCATAAAACTTGCGCTTTGGCTGATACGCGGAGCTCGCAAGAATAAAATGATCGTGATGCAGTAAATAGAGCATAAACTCTAAAAAATAGAGCAAATACACTAAAAACTACTTGACTTATGATATATAGTGTGCATATTGCCGGTAGCGTTTATCTGGTATCCCCTATCAGGTGAGCGCCCGGAAGTAGTTTCGTTGGTGTTCAATCGACGGAAAGGAGAATCAAAATGTTTGAAAACTATGTTGAACTGTTGCCCGAGGACAAACGGGACGAGTTCAAAGCCGAAGCGGCGAAGTATGTCAATCTTGACGAAATGCTATCAGACCCGCAAAAGGCCGGAAGTCTGCTCGAGAAGGAATATTTCAAAAAGCAGATACAGAGCATAAGCGACAAGAAAGCGGCTGATCTCGAAAAGAAGTTTATGACTGAACGTTTGCCGGTGTTGCTCGAGGAAGAGCGCAAAAAAGGCGAAAAGCAACCTTGGGAAATTGAGATTGAAAAACTCAAGGCAGAAAACGAGTCCGTCAGGAAAACAGCATTGAGGGAGTCGCAAAAGGCAAGAGCAATTGAAAAATTGCAAGCCGCGAAACTTCCTCTAACATTTGTCGATCGATACGTAGGAACGACAGACGAAGAGACAGACGAGGCGCTTAATCCGGTAATCGCAGCATTGACAAAGTTCAGAGAAGATGCTGTATCGGAAGCGCTTAAGACTATCGGTGTTCAGCCTAAGCCGACAGCCGGCAAAGACGGAAAGTCGATGCCGTTAGCAGAGTTCACAAAATTAACCGCGAAGGAACAAGCCGCCTTTATGAGTTCCGGCGGAAAACTAATAGAATAAAGCACCCGCCCAAATAACAAGCGCGGGTGCGGGATAAGGATAACAATGGCAACAAGCAACATTGCAGCACTCGCGCCTACGCTATTTTCTGCAGCACAGGAAGTATCAGCGGAACCGTTCGGCGCTATTGACTCAATTAACGCATCGTTCGACAACAAGGGAGTCGCAAAAGGCGACTACGTAAAAGTCCCGGTTGCGCCCTCGCAGAGTAACACTACATTCGACCCGTCAAACGTGCTTCCTGAAGGATCGGCAAAAACAGCCGCAGCCGTATCTGTACAGGTTACGAAGTCACAGAAAAACAGCATGGTGCTGACAGGCGAACAAATCCGCTCTCTTGAAAACGGAACCAATTACGAAGAGTGGGTGCGCCAGTGGTCAGCACAGGCAATGCGAGCACTCCGCAATGAAGCGGAAGAAGACGCGTGTGCGGCTATTTATCAGGGTGCATCGAGAGCATACGGCACAGCCGGCACAACTCCTTTCGCGACATCGCTTGCCGAACTTGTACAAGTGCGTAAGATATTGCGTGACAATGGCGCTCCGATGGCTGACTTGCAATGTGTAGTTGACACGAACGCAGAAAGCAATTTGCTAAATCTTGGCATCGTTCAGCAGTCTTTTGCAGCCGGTAACAACAATCAGCTTGTGACCGGTTTCATAGATCGCAAGTTCGGTTTTCAGATTAAAGCGTCTGCAGGTGTACAGCTTCATTCAAGCTCTGCGGCCGCTTCTTACGTTCTCGACAATACAACGTCTATTCCTGTTGGCACGACTGGACTCGTGACAAAGACAGGTACAGCGGCAACAGCAGTCGGTGACGCTTTTCATATCGCAAGCGATACCGATAACATCTATATTGCAAACGCCCTTGACGTGCTGGCTTCTACCCGTCTTATCACTATCGGCCGCCCCGGTACTCGCGCGGTATATCTCGACGATGCAACCGTTACGTTCAAAGGCGATTACACCCCGAACCTTGCATTTGAACGTTCTGCGGTTGTCGGCATTATGCGCCCCCCGATTGTTCCCGTGAACCCTGTCATCAAACAGATGCTTGTCAGTGACGGGAAAGGTCTCACTTATTTGTTCATGGAAATCGCACAATACGGGCAGATCACTTGGGAGATGCATCTCGCGTGGGGCTTTAAAGTCGTAAACCCTGAACACGTGGCTGTATTGATCGGCTAATTATCACGGGGGGCTTATGTCCCCCTTATCGTCAAGAGGTGACAAAATGGCAGTATTAACAGCCGCACAAGCGGATAGAATCGACAGACTGATGCCCGAAGCCGAAGCCGTACAGCTCGGAAGCTCGATTAAGGGCAGCCAGGACTTGCAAGCATATCAGCCGATCATAATCGAGAAAGCCATAACATCGACAGCAGCATCGGCAGTTGTCGCGTTTGTTGCACCGTATGCTATGCGTATTGTTGACGTTATTGTAAGGGCAACCGCAACCAAAACAAACGGGACTTTGCAGCCGTTGAAAGGATCGAGCGGCATGTGCACGGCGATAGCATGCGCAGCAGACGGAGCAGTCACTCACATGAGCGCCGGGGCAGTTGCCGCGAATTTGCTGCTTGCTGCAGGCGATACCGTAAACCTTATCGCGACAGGTGACGCAGCAGCCGAAGTCGTTGGCGTTGTGACATTCGTCGCAGTGCAGGTATAAGATGAACAGGGCTTATTCAGACACGCCTTTTTCTTTTGGCTCTGAACTCCCGCGAGACCGGTGGACACTTGGCGCGGTTACGCAGAGCATGGAAACCGCAATGATTCACGCCGGTGTAGCGTATCGGCTCGACGGTACTTTTGCCGCGAACGGTACGAATAAACCGGTGATAAGTATGGCGCCCCCTGCTCTTACGGCTGCAGCGGTGATAGTCGAAATGACAAACGATAATGCTGATATGACGTATACAGCAGTAGCTAAGGGCGAGTCCGGTAACAACATACGAGTTATTCACACGGCGCTCGATGCCGCGAACGTGCCTCTGTCTGTCCGTGTTGACGGTGTGCAAATTACAATCACACTTGCCACAAATGCATCAAAGGCAGTGACGACTACAGCAACACAACTTGCCGCACTCATTAACGGTGATGCGGCCGCAAGCGCAATTGTGACGGCAGTTGCCGATGGGACAGGAGAAGGCGTTGTAAATGCAGACGCGGGAGCCGCAAACGCGCTTGTAGGTGGGACTGAAAACGTGTACTGCTTTTTTAAGATCGGGTCATTGGTTGCCGCCGCTGACATAGTAACGGTCAACATTTATGAGGGGGCTACTTTCACTGGAACCGGCATAACCTATACACCGATTAACCGTAACAGGGTAGTTGCTACAGCATCGAAGATACCGTTCACAGGAAGTCTTGCGGGAACGGTAACAACTACAGGTGCGACGAAAATCGGCGGGTGTGTTGTCCGTGGGAGCGCAACCGGTGTCAATGTAATACAGGG